TCGGCGAAGGGGAAGTATGCCCAAAAAATCCCCCGCCGTAATGACGGGGGATTTTTTTCACTTTTCCAGTTTCCGCATGATGCTGTTGTATACGCGCTCATTGACAATCTTGAGGTTATCCATCAACTCATCCATGATCTCCCATGCCTTGTCCTGCGGCACGTCAGCAACCGCCCGCAGAAAGTCGCTATCGCCATACACTTCGACCGGAGCAGGGGCGGCAGAGTACATCATTGGTTCGGGCGCGTGTTGATTGCGGAGCGCATACAGCACCGCCAGCTTTTCGTAGTTCGACCAGCTGGATTCCTCGGTTTCCAGCCGCGCTATCCAGCGCTTGATCTCGGTCTCGTCTAACACGGGGATGCACCCCCTTTAGCCCTCAATCGTGTCCATGCAGCGCTGGATAGCTCTACGGATGCTGTCATCGTCCGCATCGTCAAGCATCTCCTGCAACTGACGTTTCATCTTGTCCATCGCACCGTCACGGGAGTAGTGCCCGCGGACGTAGTGCCGTCTCGCGTAAGAAGCGCCCCTACCATACGAATTGCGCATATCGTCGTCGTGATAGCGGCTGGAATAGCCGCCCTCTTCAAGTGCCTCGATTTTGTCGATATTCTTGATGGTGTCGGTCAGCTTATGCGCAATGTCGAGGTCTCCCGCGCCAAGCTCGCCCTTGCGGGTGATTTCTTCAAGCTCCTTGCAGAGCATATCGCGCAGATCATACATAGATTTCATACCCATAATTTATTCTCCTTTCTCAGCTCACACGGTCGATGGTCAGGTTACTGTTTGCAAAGCTGACCGCCTCCGCGCTGGTGTTTTTCGCCGCCACCGTAACGCAGCAACCACGCGGCACTTCCACAATGGCGCTGACGTAGACGTTAAAATAGTTTTCCACCGCAGCGGGCGTTACAGTCGCCGTGGCGCTGGTGAGCGCTTCGCCGTTGACTGTGAGCGCCGCGGTGATTGCGCCTACCGTTCCACCGGTGGGAACGGCGATATTCGCGCCAAAGCTGACCTTAAATCGCGCCTTGCACTGCTGCGTCAGGCCACGCAGGGTAACAAGACCGCTGCCCTCGCGGTGGACGATGCAGGGCTTGCCGCAAGCCGCCGTTGCAATCATCGGGACATTCTGCCCGGCCGGGACAGTCACGATACCGGGATTCACATATTCAGCCATATACTTCAGTCCTTTCTAAAAATACAGCGGCGGAGCGATTGCCCCGCCGCGTTTGTCGTAGTATCGGCACGGGGCCGACCATTTTGCCATTGTCGGCAAAAAGCTATGCTATGCAGTTGTCAGCAGCCGCAACCGGCGAACTGGTTGCAGCAATAGGGATTCTGCACCGTGTAGGCCGGAATGGGAGAGGGGCGCAGCTGCGAGACCAGGTAACTGTTCTGCGCTGCCTGACTTGCTGCCAGTTTCAAGCCCTGGTTCTCGGCCTGCAGGTCGGAAAGCTTGCTCTGCGTCAGGAAGTCGAGAATCGCGCGGCTGTTGGCGTTCTGATTCTCCACGATGTCGCGCGTCGCGTTCTGCACGGTGTTGCGCGTGTCGCACGCCTGCGCCGCCATGTCGTAGCGCACGCCCTCGATGCTGCGCTGGGTGTTGCAGCAGCACTCGGCGGCCTGCATCTGCATAGCGTTAAGCTGCTGCATCAGCGCGGCCTGCTGGTTTGCGCGGGAGAGCTCGGCGGTCTGGAAACCGCTGTTCATGTTTTGGTTGACACCGGCAAAGCCGTTCAGCAGTGTGGTGTTCACGGCATAGAAACCGTCGCACAGGCCTCCGTTAATGAGGTCCATTTTGCGCTCAATGTTGGCAAAATCGGAAGACAGCACATAGCCGTCTACCACGCTGCCGGAATTGCCGTTGTTGCCCCAGCCGTTATTGCCCCAGCCGAAGAAGGCGAACAGGAACAGGATGATGATGAACCAACTGCCATTACCATCCCATCCAAAACCGCCGCTGCCGCCGGAGTTGGTGGGAGCCACGGGCATCGTCAGCATGGGAGCGCCGTCAGAAGAAAGAGACATAGAAAAACTCCTTTCAGTTTTTTATTATCAAATCGTGGCCACGATGTTGATTAACCTACCAATTTAGCAAACACTTTGCTTATAACTTGCTTATTTAAGCAAGCCCTGAAACTGCTTCGCCATTTCTTGCAGCTGGTTCAACTGCTGCTGGCTCATTCTGCCGGACTGCAAAAGTTTCTCAACCTCTGCCTTCGGGTCCCCCTGAAACGAGGACCGGAACTGATTAAACTGTTGCACCATTTGCTGGAACCAACCTACCGGCGTGTTCCCGCCGCCTAAAGCGTTAAAAAAGGGGTTAGTCATCCGCGTCCGCCTCCTTCGCCTTCTTTTTGCCCTTCATGCCGTCCACAACCGCCGCCAGCGCGTCAAATTCTTCCCGGGTGACAAACTTCACCGTGTCTGCCTTTGGCGCTGTACGGGGCGTTTCTGTGCGCTCTACAAGGTCATAGATCGTAAGCGACGGTTTGCCGCTGGCATCTGCCTTCTTGAGATACACCGTCGGTGCGGAGCTGTCCCACAACGCCACGGCAGCGTTGGGCGCAATCATCCAGTTTCGGGCCTCCTGTTCCCCGCTGACCCACTGTACACCGCTCTGCGCCACCGGATTTTGAGGAACCTGCGGCAATTGAGGTTGCATCTGGGGTTGCTGCATTTGCCGCATCTGCATCAGGTTATCCTGCATCGGGGGTGGATAATAGGGGTTCTGCCATCCGTAAGGTGTGTAAGCCATAATCAGTCCTCCTTAACCCAGTAATACAATACGTTCTCGTTGCTGCTGTCCCAGCTGTCCCAAATTGTCCCATTTTGCACGCAAACCACATGGCCGGACAGGGCCAGAATATAGGTGCCTACCGGGTGATCTTCCGCAAACTGTCCCACCGTGTAGCAATCCGGGCAAGTGTCCGGCACGATGTACCGCCGGTATCCGATGCTGCGGAGATACCGGCCCCAGCAAGCATTTGCAGACGGCATATCGCCATCCAAATACCCTTCTATCGCAAGTGCAAGATATGTTTCGCCCCAGTCCTTGCCGGTGGCTTTCGATATTGCTCTGACGGTACAATCGCCTACGTTTTTACCTCGTGGATTTTCATTGTAATAGCTATACATATTCTCGCCTATCGTCGTGGAAAAGCTCTACAAGGCGCACAAGGAAAAGCAATCCAGCGGTGTCAGCTCCGTATTGATTGCATATATCACGTGCCATATCCGCCGTATACCCACACGTCAACAGCCGTTCCATTACGCTCATTTCGCCGCACCCCCTTGTATATCTATAAAATACAGCAAAAAAGACCCAACAAAGAGCCTAAAAAAGGTCTTTGTTGGGTCTTTACTTTATGGGTTTTTGATATGGTCGGCAATCTTTTGGTAACCGTTGCGGCGGCGCCTCTTGACATACTCGACCGACGAAAACAGCCTGTCTGCAACCTGCTGTCTGGATTGTTGCTTGACGTCGCACGCGATGATGCAAAACGCTTCGTCGCCCGGAAGATCAAGCGCGGCGATGTAATCAATGGCACGCTGAGGGGCCATACTGCGCAGTTTTGCGCGGATGGCTCGGTAAGTTGTATTCATGGCGATCATAGCCGCCGTGGACTTGCGGAGCTTTGGCGGAAACAGGGGGTCGGCGCATCGTTGCCCCAGTTTCGTCCAGATTTTTAAGCCCGTTTGTGAAATTATGCCCTTAGCCCTCTCGGATGAATCCGTCGAATCCGGCATTCTTCAGCCGCCGGAGCATCTTCTCCGCGTTCTCGCGGACGGCGAAGGCGCCGACCTGGACGCGATACAGCTTATCGCCGGTCGGCTGGGCGGGCTTGGGCTGCTCCTTCTCCTTGAAGGACACGCCGAAGTAGTCGCAGATACCCCGGGCGATGGTCTCGCCGATGTCAACCGTGTGCTCCACGATCCATTTGGCAGTGGTGGCGTTGTCGTGGAACTCGCACTCGATATAGGCCGTGGGGGCGCTGGGCACCCGCACCTCGTACAGGGAGGCATCCACCCGGATATTCTCGCTGGTGCCGGGGGTCACCGGGGCCAGCCGATTAAAAATAGCCTTGCAGGCCTTCATGCCCTCGCCGCTGCTGTTAAAGCAGAACATGCGGGTGCCGCTAACCGTGCCGTTAAAGGCGTTGGTGTGGATGGGAACATGGAGGTCTGCGCCGAAGGCGTTAGATGCCTGGCACTTCTCCTGCATGGATTCGTCATGCATCAGTTTCACGGTCACGCCGCTGCGCTCCAAGGCCGCTTTGCAAGCCTCGGCGATCTTGCCGCACTGCACACCCTCCGTGGTATTGCCGTAGGCGTAGCGGTTATCGTACTGGTTGCTGGGGGACAGAAATACCTTAGCCATTGATTTTGCCCTCCTTATTGTAAGTGGCCGTGGAGATGCACAGCACAGCGCCCAGGAACGTGTCCACGGCGGTGATGGTGGTCACGACCTGGTCGGAGTACGGCCAGGCCCACACGGCGGACAGGGCCGCGTACAGCGTGGCGATGGCCGGCAGGACGATGATGACCACCCACTTGAGAATGTCATACAGCTTGTCAGGGATTTTCATGGTTTGCTCCTTTCTGTGCCCGATTCGGGCACCACAAAAATTAATGATTGTTTTCCAGGTCCGCGATGCGGTGGTTGGCAACCTTGATCTGCTCCTCCAGCACCGGGACGCGCCGGGCGAAATTGTTGTGCTCCCGGACTTCCCGGGTCAACTCTTCCAGCTTAGTGTCGGTGACGGCCTGATGCGTATCCAGCTTGGCCTGCACATCCCGGGTGGTCTTGTTGCTGGTGATGATTACCCCCAGCAGCGACAAGCCGCCGGTAATCAGGGCCACAATGATAGTTTCCGTCATGTTCATTCCTTTCCTGCCGCCAGCAAAGCGGCAAACATAAACCCCAAGCACGATGATGCGGGGATAATCAATAACAGCCACAAGGGATTCATAGCATACCTCCTCATCTCCATGTGCCGGTGATCCTGTGCCAGAACGTACCGGCCCCGCCATTTTGATTGCTGAAATAGATTGCCTTGAAATTCACCGAGTCAGCGCTGCCGGATGCAAAGGACACGCCGGTTCCCCACACACAGTTGCACTGCACATCCTGTATGTTCTTGAGCAGATTCGATGGCAATGCCATCGTGTACGCCCTGTAGTACCAGCCGTTTATCTGCCCGGTCGTGCCCAAGTTGCTGGAGGTCGTTTGCCGCCACAGCTCTAACTTCCCGCTGTTCCACTTCTCGTAGTGCCAGGAGCTGGATGTGCCGCGCTCCACCACATAATCCTTCTGTGCCGGGATGCCCATATCCGAAAACAGCTCCGACAGCTTCCGTTTATACAGCCAGCCGTTGGCGTCAAATACGCATACATAGGGCGGCGCTTTCCCCAAGTCCGTGGCCGCCGTGGCCTGCAGCCATGTGCCGGTGATATATTTCCCGGTAAGATTCTCGGGCAGTGTCACGTTGCCATTGGTGTCGATCTTGAAGGAACTGTCCCAGGTCAGGCCAAGGGCTAACTTATTGCTGTCCTGGAACGCCTGTAAATGCCACTGATTGGTGCCGTCATTCAGGCCATACCAGGGGTTGCCTGTAACCTTCTGGTTCATATGGCTGCCCAGCTCGGAAGCACCGCCGACTTGCAGCCCCTTTTCAAAATGCGCATTCCAGGCCACATCCAGCCGCTTCTCTCCGCTCTCGCTGGCGTACCGCCCAATGCCCACGGATTTACCGTTCTCGCCCAAGTGAAAGGTCATCTCGGATGTGGGGATTCTTGTTTTCGCCGACCCGCTCTCGCCCAACTTGTCCACCGCTTGAATCTCGATGGTATATACCACCGATACCGATAGGGTGACACCGGGCACCACGCCTGCGTAATTGTTCCCGGAAGATTCCGCCAAAAGCGTGATCCAACTTGACCAACCGCCGCCTTCTGCCGCATAGCGCAGACGCAAGGTGCATTTATTGTTTCCGGCCAAAGAGGCAAAGGACTTAGAGCACTCCACATAAAGCGCCGTACCATCTTCGCTTATTGTCCCGTCAGAGGTAGCCCGTGCGCATACAAATTTTCTCGTGCTGCCGTTACGTACCACAGAGGGCGTATTGTACGCCAGCACCGTGACGTTTTTAGCTGCTGTATTGGAAAACCCTCTGCTGTCCGTTGCCTTGCCGGTGATGGTCAGCACGCCCGGCGTTTGCAGTGCGTTACTGGTGGCTGTTTTCCCCGAATAGGCTTTACCCTCTACGGATGCGGAATATTGCTTTATGGTCGCGCCAAACTTTCCGCTGGCCGTGTGCGTGATTTTGGCCTGTGTTCTTCCCTGGATATACAGGGCGTTGAACGGCGCTGACAGGGCGCTGACAGGGGCCACGGCAATAGCTTCACTGGGCCGGGTGGCCGCATTATTGGTGACGGTAAATGTCCTTTCTACGGTGTCGTAGTAATAGGTGCTGCCGATTTTGGTACGCAGCAGGAACACGACTTTTCGCGTTAATGTCGTGTTGTTGCGCAGCACGGCTCGCTCCGCATTGGTAAGCTGGAAGGTGTATCTGCCGCCGCTAATGCTGACGGCTCGGTAAGCAATATCCGATGCCGACCCGGTCAGAGATATGCACACATCCAGCGCAGAAACCGCTGAGCCTGCCGGATTGGCATAGGCAATGGCCGGGTTGTCCACATCTGTAAAGTTGGGTGCGGATGTGATGGTAGCCGCCCGGGGTATGGCAGGCAGGGAAAAGCTCTCCGCCGAAGCGGTATAATCTCCGTTCCCGTAAAGCCAACCGGAAAAGGCGGAAACGGTGAAGGTCTTGCTGCCGTCATTGTTGTGGGAAATATCCAGTGTGCCGGAGGCAAAGGTACGATCCTTGTAATCCGTGATGTCGGAATATGTGCCACCGGAATACACAGTTTTACCGTTAATGACCACCGCGCTCATTTTTATGGCATTTGTGTAGTACTGCTCCTCGGGGTGCAGACCACAAGACCAGGAAATGGTAGTCTTGTTACCGGCTATGTCTTGACTGCCGCTGATCTCCCACTTGACCCAAAAATAGGAGCCATATTTTGTGTTTGTTTTTACGGTTCCGCTTGTTGCCATTCTATCAGCCTCCTATCCATTTGAAGCCAAGGCCCTTATTCCGGCGCAGCTCGTAGCCACCAAGATTCAGGTTTTGGACGATGATACCGCTGTCGATGTAGAAATCCTTGCCCGCGAAATGGCTGATCTCCTTCTCGGTTTCATCGAAAAAGGAAATGCGCCCAGCTGTGAACTGGGCAAAGGCGTTATAATTGCCCGCCGTATCGGTCTGCCCGATTTTCACGCCGTAGATTGGATTCCCGGATTCATCCTCTGCCACCTTGCCGGTACGGATATAGCCCGCCGTCTCCGTGACCTGTTTCTGCACATCCGTGACTTTGCCATCTACGCCAAGGACTTTCTGCTCCACGTCCTTGATCTCGGAATACCGCTGCTCTATGGCCGTACTGTTGGCGGTTAGGTCGGATTCCGTTTGTTGCTTAAACTCATTGAAATCGGATTTTTCAATATAGGTCTCGGAAACTTTGGCCTCGAATCTGTTCACATCCTGGGTCAGCTTTGTCACCGCCGTGCGGGTCTCGCTGACAATCGGTTCGGCGCTCTCGGTCATGGCCTTACTGATGCAGTATGCGCCGGTGTAGGCCGTTTGCCCGTTGGAATAGGTGATCTTCGTTCGGCCCCAAAGGTAGGTGCCGTCCGTGATGGTTGGGGCCGCAGGCTGCCATGTGCCGCCGGAAAGCTCTGTCTCAGAGGTGGATAGGTAATATTCCACATCCGTGTGCGTTACGGAAACACCGTCATCGCCCTTGGTTCCAGGCTTGCCGTCCGCTCCTACAATGCGCACGGGCGTTCCCCATGTACCGCTGCTGGCGGACGCTGCTACCTTCTGTGAGAGCCATACCACAGCATCAGTCAAGTTTGTGTGCCAGCCATTTTTTGTGCCATCCCCTGTGGGGGCAGCTGGGGCAGCCGTGCCGTCGTGGTAGGTGATAAACACCGACGCACCGGCAGGGCCGGGAGGCCCGGGGGTAAGTTCTATGTTTTCGATCCGTTGCGTAAGGTCTCTTTTTGTGCTGTCGATGCTCGCCTCCGTTTTGCGGCCGGCATCGATTTGTGATCCAGTAAATGTGCGCCGTGTTGCGCCCAGCGAGATTTGTGTGTTGCCGGGGTCAAGAATATCCGGGGCCAGCTCCATCAGCGGATAGGACGCGCTGTAGCCGTGGGGCGTACTGACCAAGGCGGTCATTCTGCCCACCCGGAAATGCTGGATGCCCTCTTGCCAGCCCAAATCCACCGCCTTGCAGGTGATGGTTTCCGGCATAGACAGGCCGTTGTCAGCCAGCGCCGCTTTGGCCTTGGTTTGCAGATTTGCGGCCACGGTCACATCGTCCCACTTGATATGCCGGGTAATGCGCCCATATGTGGCCACGCCGGACTTGCTGTAGATGATTTTCCCAGACTTCACAAGGTCATCCGTCAAGTCACCGTCCGGCAGATTTCCGATAGTCAGGCCATCCTTGCCTTCCGGCAGGATAGCAGTGTAGATAGACGTGCCGTCAACCTCACTGGATATGTCAAGCAGGTTTTCGGCAAATTCCACCGTCTGCGTATTTGTCAGCGGCAGTTCCGAATAATAGTCCAAATAATTGCCGTCATTCTCGTATCGGATTAGCAGATTCCCGCCCAGGGCAGATTTAAACAGCTTATCGGAAATAGTGGTCATCGCCGTGGCGTACTCCTCAGAGCCGCGGGTAATGTAATTGTTAGGGTCGGACACGGTGACCACGCCGGGCTTGATCTGCTGCTCCGTGGACACTTGGCTGTTATGCTGCGCCAAAATCCAGCGGAAAAAGAAATCAACCACATTCCCGCTTGCGGCGGCGGCCTTATAGGAAGCGTCCTCCGCAAAGTCCCTCGGGAAGTTGAACGGGGGTATGATGCTGTCATTCAGCGCCGCCATAATGCCCTCTGTTTCGATTTTGTGCGCCCCGTAGAAGTCTTTTATATCGCTGGTTATTCTTCCCCTATATATAGGGAAAGTGCCGTCCCGCAGCTCCACAAGGCCGCTCATGCGGCGCAGATTGCTTAAATAGGGATGTTCTGCGTCCACCGTAAAGGACATTTCCCCGGCCTTGCTGACCGCCAGCTTCACAGAGGGGTCACGGACGATTAGTTTTTCATCCGCAAGGCGTGGGTCATACAGGATATAGTTTTTGTATTTGAGTTGATACATTACAGGCTCGCCTCCTGGTATGTCACAGTGATGCTACCTGTGCCGATTGCGACTTTTGCTTTCAGGGTGTTGCTTCCAGCCGCAAGACGGATAGCGGGCAGAATATGATCTCCCGCGCTGATGTTGATTGTGCTGCTGCCCCAAAGCAAGGTGGTGTCCTGGGCCACCGTGATAGTGGGGATGACAGGCCGGCGCTCGTTGGGTAGGGATAGCTGTTTGTAGGCCGTGCCAAGGTCAGAGCGGGAAACCGTGGTTTTTGCGTTCTTGTATTTCCACGGGTCGCAGTCAACCGTGACCGGGATAGTCTGCATCATTTTGACAAGCTCCACCTGCCCAACGGAGCACCGCCCACTGTAAAAATGGGCGGTGTCCTCGGGGAATGTTATTTTAACGCGCTTGCCGTGGACTTTGTTGCAGAAATCGGAAATCGTAGCAGGCCATGTCTTGCCGCTCACCGTGTCCACGCCGGTGAGCTTCAGTGTAATAGTGCGGTTCTTATAGGAGACTTCTCCGGTCAGCACTTCAGACGCATCCAGCAGACCGTCCCGGCCCGGAACATCGATCATGTTCGTGCGGACTTCCGGAAGAGAAATGGACTTACTTGCAAGCAGCAGGCCATATTCTGCGTAGGTATCTTTCCCGTCAAAAAATACTTTTCCAATCATACGGCCCTTGCCCTCCTCGCATTGATTTTGGCCAGTTCTTCATCCATGCCTGGGGCAAGCAAACCGACAACCTGGCCACTGTCCATGATGACTTTCATATTTGCCAACATAGGCAAATACTGTTCCAGCAGCATTACAATTCTGCCAGAATCGCTGCCACCGCTTGTGCTTGCTGCTCCGTAAGAGCCACTTGTATAGTTTCTGCTGATGTTTGCATCTGCCGTAATGGTGCCAGCGTCAAAGCTCATGTTGCCTTCGATGTCCTTTTTCACCGATGAAAATTCATCGCTAAACCCTTCGCCCAAGCCTTCAGCCATAAAGCCGCCGATGCCGGCAAAGACCTTGGAAGGGGATGCAATACCCAGAATCTTCTTAACGCCGCCAACAAGCGCGTCCACTTTATCGTTAAACCAGTTCTTGATGTTGTCCCACATCCCGGCGATACCGTCTTTCAAGCCTTGGACAATGTTTCTGCCGATGCCGCCCCAATCATAATTTCGGAATGTGTCAACAATGGCCGCGATAATGCGCGGGACGGCCGCAATCAGTTCCGGGATTGCTCCGACAATGCCGGTAATCAGCGATACAATGATTTGCGGCGCCGCAAGAATGATTTTGTCAAGGTTGTTTACAATGCCGTTGATAAACGCAATAATCAGCGTAGGGATTGCCGCCACCAATTCCGGTATGCACTGGATAATTCCGTCTATCAGCGCAAACAGGAGATCGATTCCCATTTGGATAATGTTCGGCAACTCTACAATGATTGCGGCAAGCAAGTTGCCAATAATCAGAGGTACTGCCGCAATAAGCTGCGGGATCGCGTCAATCATCCCGTTTGCCAGCGTCATAATCAGCAGGATTGCCGTCTCGACAATTTGTGTTAAAAATTCAGGGTCTGTTATCTGCTGTATAACTGTCAGGGTTACTTGGATTAGAGCATCAATCAATGCCGGGAGATTGTCAATCAGCCCATTTGCAAGTTGCAGCACGATTTCAATAGAGGCAGCATTCAACGCCGGAAGATTTTGGATAATTGCATTTACAAGCGCCATAACAATATCTGCGCCTACCTGCACGATTTTAGGCAAGTACTCAAGGATTTTATTAAGCCCATCGCCCACAACGTTGCCCATTTCGTCCATCAATCCAGAAAGACCGCCGGTGCTAAATGCATCCGTCAGTTGAGATACATACCCCGTAAGCGTCTCGATGGCCTTTTGCGCTGGGCCGGAAAAAGTCTCATAAAGAGTGATGCCAAATCCTTCTGTGGCAGATTTTAGGATAGTAATTGCGCCGTTCAGGTTGTTAATCATCGTGTCTGCCATGCTTTGCGCAGTACCGTCCGCATTGGCGATGGCGGATGTTAATTTCTCAAAATCGGAATCGGACGCATTGACGATGGCCAGCATGCCGGACATTGCTTCCTGACCGGCAATGGCCGCTGCCACGTTAGCTTTCTCTGCTTCGCTCAATCCGGCCATTTTATCGCGCAGGATCTGCATGGTCTCGCTAAATGGCTTCATGGTTCCATCAGCGTTTTGGATAGCATCCGCTGCATCCATGCCCAAGGAAGCAAACGCCTCTTGGACTTCCTTGGTCGGTTTGGCCAGCCTGGTAAGCATTGCGCGCATTGATGTGCCAGCTTGTTCCGCCTTGATTCCGCTGTTGGCCATCAAACCAAGGGCAACAGATACGTCCTCAATGCTATACCCCAAAGCGCCGGCAACAGGAGCAACGTATTTGAAGGAGCCGCCCAGCATGGATACGTTCGTATTTGCGCTATTTGACGCAGCGGCGAGCACATCAGCAAAATGCGCAGAATCAGAGGCCTGCAGTCCGAATGCCGTTAATGCGTCAGTCACAATATCTGAAGTTTGAGCCAAATCTTCGCCGGATGCTGCAGCCAAGTTCATAATACCCTCAATGCCGTTAAGCATTTCTTCGGTTTTCCAGCCAGCCATTGCCATGTAAGTAAAAGCATCGGCGGATTCTGTCGCTGAAAACTTTGTTTTAGCGCCCATTTCTTTGGCTTTTTCGCGCAGCTCGTCTAAGCTTTGCCCCGTTGCGCCGGAAATAGCAGATACTTTTGACATGGCAGAATCAAAGGAACTGCCCACGTCAATAGCATATTTGCCAACCACTCCAGCAGCCGCAGATGCGGCCGCTATTGCCTTGGCACTAAGTTCAGCAGCTTTTTTCCCAACCGTTGCAAGCTTGTCTACAAACACTTCGATTTTGCTCGATTCCTTTGTGGCCTTGCTTCCCATTTGGCTCGCGCTTTCGCCGATTTTCTTGAATTGGCTATTTACATCGCCCGAATCTACAGAAATTTTTACATATAAATCAAGTAGATTCATTCCTCACCCCTCTTTCACGGGATTTCTTGCCGCCCCGTTATGGGGCGGCTTTTTTAACTTGTAACCCGCAACGATTGACAATATCGCTGGTGATTTCTTCACATGAGCGATTGTCTATTTTGCTCACATCTATAATTTCAATATATCGCTTATCGATTGAAACGCCCCCGCATCGCTCGCATATTGCTTTAAGCAGGTCAGCAGAATAAATTCGATATGCTTTTTCTTCTGCATCCTGCTTATACCGCGCTACACAGTATGACAGGAATGGCTTTACTCTTTGGCTTCCCCGGTATTCTCCTGCACAGAGCCGGACGGTGTTTTTGCCGTCTCGGTCTGCGCAGATGTAAAAAGGTCCGTAAATGCCTCGTCTGTCATAAGCTCAGTAACATCAACCAGCAACTTGGCAAGCGTCAGCCCAGCGGCATATTTTTTTGCAGGCACGCCTTCCACAGCCGCCAAAATTGCGATCAGATCTTTCTTGTGTCCACGCAAAAGCAGCGGAGCAGATTTCTTAACCCTTGCCAATACAAAGTCCTTTGCATTTACGCCATCCGGGAGCTTTTGACGCTGAAACAACGCTGCGGCTTCTTTGTCCTCGGCTATGTTGGCAATAGGATCGATAATGTCTGCGATAACATCAAACACTCGCTCCCCTTTAATTCTTGACAGTTTCATGGTGTTACTCCTCCGCCGTACCGGCCTTGATGTAGATCTCAAATGGCACAGTGTCCTGTGCGCTCATGGAGTAGTGGGCCGTATACTCAAACGCGAACTGCCCCTTCGCCTTGTCGCTGGTCTTCAGCTGGAAGCCGCCGGTGGACAGTGCGTTCATCAGGTGGATGGCGATGAAGCCGCCATTTTTATCGCCGTTCTTGTCGGAGTAGTCGCCCACCAGCCAGATGTCGGCAAAGTCAGCGTCCGACAGATCGTTCCGAGGCGTGACCTTCCCATCGCTGGTACCCACATCGGCAGCACCGCAAAGGCTCTTTGCAATCTTGGTGTCTGCGTTAATGAACGTACCCGCAATCTTCGCCTCCCAGGAATCCACCCGTTTCAGTTCCTTCATGTTCTTGGGGCAGTTGTCGATGTCCTCTCCATAGTCCTTATAGGTGGGCGTTGCGGTAAAGCTAATGCCGCCGGTCGTCGCGCCAATCTGCCCCGATTCCCCGATGGTGCCGGTGGCCGGGGTAAAATCGGTAGTCAGAATACCGGCGTTTATCTGGAGCTTCTGAAATGCATCAGAGGGAATTTTTGTGAATTTCATATTTTCTTCCTTTCATCAGTTTTGCGATAGGTATTCCACCGTGATGTTGAGATACCTTCGCTTGATGTTTTTATCGCTTTCGTCCGCGATGTTCTGACACCACGGGGAGCCACGCTTGATCCACATTGCTCCGCCGTCATAGGCGACCATACAGCCGCCCATGCCGATTGCGTCGCTGATTTCTTGTGCCTTTGCATTGGGCATCGCTTCGCTCTCGGTGTAATACCAGAGGCTGACCGTCAGCGCGGTCTCGCCGCTCTCCCATGATCCTGTGATAAGCTCATAGGTCAGCCACGGGAAGGTCGCGTCCTCCGGCACATTCGAGGTCGGATACGACGGGAGGAATTGGGAAAACCACGCATGGAGCGCCTTGTCCTTTGTCATTTCGGCAGCTCCTTTCGCTCCGCAGTGAAGAATTTCAGCGCCTTAATGATTGCGCCCGCAGACCTCGGTGCGGCCTTTTCCTCGGGATTTGAGGTCACGCGATAGGTAATCCCCGTTTCCGTATCGCGGAAATAATCGTTGTACTCGATGGGCACGCTCTGATTGACCAGTGCGGAATATACCGAGGTAACGCCGTCCTTTTCCGCTTTTCGCGCCTCCATCGATGTGTCAAGAGACTGGTAATTGAGGAACTCCGCGCCCTCTTCCCACGCAGTGATGTAGCCGCCCGCGCCGTCAGGCGTGCGCTTTTTCTCCATCAGAATGCACTTGTGGGCAAAATCGTCCAGTAAAGTCACGGTTCCACCCCCTTGAGCTTGCGCCAGTCATTTAATCGGCCTTTAAAAGCGCCCTGCCAGCCCGTCCCAGCGCTCGTGTCGGCATTTCCGCCGCTCGCCTTGGTGTAACTGTATCCACCGAAGCTTTCGCTCGTGTACGGGCTTAAAACGGCTTCACCGTTCTTTTCTTCCCATGCGGCGATATCTTCGGCAAGCACAAGCACAGCCTTTGGCACAGCCAACACCCACACTGTCCCGGTAAAGGTTTCATCCGTGAGGTCGGTCGCCGGGTACTGGTGCAGGCCATCGTTAAATACGGATCCGCAGATACGGAAATATTGATTGGGCAGGAGAAAGGGCAGCGCAATGCTGCCGTTCTCCACGGTGAACGTGCCCTCGCGAATCTCCACAAGGAACCAGTTGTTCAAATGCCGCAAGACTTGTTCAAGCATTACGCTGCCCTCCTATTTAGCCCGCGCCGGCCACCGAAACGGTAGCCACGGCAACGCCGTCCAGATACTCAGCCCACAGCTTCATGCCCATGATGGCGTACATATCGCCCGTGGCGCGGCTGTAATCGCCGTCGACATGGACGCCGATCAGGTTGGTCTCGCCCTTCACGGTGTAATTCAGCCCCAGCTTGGCAAAGTCGCTGTCGCTCGGGTCCACATAGTACAGGTCGATGTTTTCCACGGGCAGAGCAATCACCTTTTTGGAGGCAATGTACTTCTCAGGCAGCAGGAACAGAGTGCGGTAGCCCATGAAGTTCTCCACATAGTTGATGCCGAACATGGTCTGAACGGTGATTTCCTTGTCACCCAGGTAATCGTAAGCGTCGATGATGTTGGCAAAGCCCACCACCTCGGTCACGTCCTTGTCGAGGCCGGCAAACTTGTCCAGCACCTTGCCCTTTGCCATCGCAAGAGCGCGCTGCCAGGTCTTTTCCGTTACCTTGAGCGTGCCGGTGCCGAGGAAGGTGTAGAAGTCAGTCAAAACCTTGTTCTGCAGGGCCACGAGGAACGCCTCGTCGGTCTTCTCCACGGCAACATCAGCGCCGTACTTCGCCACGCTCTCGATAGTCACGCTCTTGGCATACTTGGAAATGTCGATGTCGCCATAGGCAACAGGATCCACCTTCATCTTGGTGAAGGGGATCTCGTCACCCTCAGCCACAGTGCCGCCCTTGAGACCGCCGTCCACGCTGGCCTTGTAGGAAACCAGCTTCGTGCCGGGGGCCTTGCGAATGGGACGCATAATGCCCATGATGTTACGCAGTGCGTCCCAGTTATCGGCGAAGCGGGACACGAAATCCACCTCACGGGCGGAAGTGGTAAACTGTGCAGAAGTTGTTACGTTAGTTTTCGCAGCCATAAATAGCTCCTTTCAAAAAATCAGTTATTTTCGCTTGCCATCAGATCGGCAAGCGCTTTCTGGCGCTCCGCCGTAGACATCACATAGCGGCCCTTATCGTCCTTCTTGTAGATGTCCTCTCGGGATTTTGCGCCGCCGGTGTTTGCCGGGGGGTTGGCGGGATTCGCCCCGTGCGTCTGCGTGGTGGAGACAAGCCCCTTGTAGGTGCCGTCTACGAGTGCATCAAGGCTCTTGGTGTCCTTGATTTTCTCGCCGTCCATCTCCAATGCGGCCATTTCCTCGCCGCAGCCGCGCATAGCAAGGTCGAGATTCGCGCCGGTGATGTTTTTGCTCTCAAAGTAAGCCCGGACGGCCTTTTCCTTTGCCGCCTTGCTTTCCTTTGCCGCGACATTGGCCTTGAAGTCCTCAAAAGCCTTGTGCTCTTTCTCGTACTTCTCCTGATAGCCGTTGTCACCTGCCGCCTTGAGATCGTCCAACTGCTTCTGGACGCTGGGCAGCTTCTCCGCGTCCGCCTTATACTTGCTGACATCAGCTTTCAAGCCGTCCACGGTGTCGGTATGCGCCTCGATAATGGTATCAACCTGCTCATCGGTGAGCCCCATACCCTTCAAAAGTTTTCGTGTAAGTGCCATGACACTATCTCCTTTTCTTCGGTTCCGTTCCTTCGGAAACGATAGTTTTATAAAAACCGCTGTCCCTTGCGGTAATTAACAAAAAGAGCCAACTGCCTACAATTTGTAAGCAGTTAGCTCCTATTTCAGTTCGTCCTCCAATATCTTCCGGTATTGGATGGCATGGTCTGCCGCTGCGGGTTTTAAAAACGGCTGCGCTTTGTTGCCTCGCGTGTAATGCCAGTTCCCCTTTGCATCCTTATACACCCACGGCGTAGGCCGTCCGCCGCCGCCCTCGGCGTAAATGCCGGTGCCCAGCTCTACATACGGGCCGTATTCGCTGTTTGTGCCGATATACACCGCCGGCTCTTCCTTATCTACCACATGCGTGATGCTGTTGCGCAGATTGCCGGTATCAACGGGACAAAGTTTCTTTGCGTACCCCTCTGCCACAAGCCCACACTTTTCCAGCCCCCGCACCAGCGCCGCCTGGATCGCGGCGGATACCTCTTTGCTGTTGTCGTGGATCTCAATGTTCATAGCTCACCCATTTTTTAACGCGTTTAGGACTGTCTCCCCTGTGTCTCCAATATTTTCTTGGCAATGGTCGCCATCATGCGGTCGTCATCACGCTCGCCGTCAAACTGATGCACTATGGGATCATTTTCGTCATATGGCTCATGATGCTTTAGATACTCCAATAGCTCCTCACGTTCTGTATCTGTCAAAATGTGTGCCATATTTTTCGCTCCTCTCTAAAAAGCTTGTTATTTCAGATACATATTCATTCGGCTTGTTCTCTTCTGCCAGCCGCTTTAATTTCTTCTGCACTTCCGAAAAATCTTTCAAAAACAAGAATCCGTCATAATCATCCGTGCGCTGCAAGATGTAAATCGTTCCATCATGCCCCACCACTGACATCATCTGCATATCCAAATTTGCAGAGAATGTCTGCAAGTCTTTCGCGGAAAATATTAGGCTATCCGGGTGGCTATGGATCGATATGTACGGCTCATTCGGGGGCAGCAAACTAATGTGATTGCGCTTACCGACCGTGACTTCCGCAGTTCTTTCCATCCGCATGTTGAATACCGCTCCCACTTCGGTCTGAATGTCTTCCTGCGCCATTGCCTCGGTCAATATTTTTTGATATGCCTCTTGCAATCGGTCTGCCATTTCATTGGTAAAGCCCTGCGGTACAATTTTAGGTATGCTGTCTATTGTTGCTCGCGTGATCGGGTCGGCTATGACCTTCCAGCTATTGTTTGCCTTTATTATACTACTATGCGACGCAGTTTTAAAGTCTTTCCACTGTGCATAGGTCATATCCGGGATCAGCCCATCCCGCGTGCGTCTCAATGCGTCAGAGGTGTCCACCCCTTCCACGTCAGCCACCAGCGTGCAGCGGCAGTTATACACGAGGTAACCGGGCGCAGAAGCGTCGCCGGGGTACATTATCTCGTATCCATCGATCTTAAACGGCTTGTCTATTTCGGCCCGCTGGCCATCCAGCATTGCGTGGGCGTGGCGGGTGCGGCCGTCCAGCGTCGCCACCCATTCCCGCTTGAGCTTGATACCCATCTTTTCCGCCGCCGCGTAGCTGTCCATGCGTCCGGCGTTCTGCGCGCCGGTCACGGCGGTTCTGGCCGTGCGAATGGCGGAATCGCGGCTCATGGTGGTAATGCGCTTTTGCAGGTCATCCGCCATGTGCTTGATGCTCTTTCCCTGCAAGATGGAGCTGGTGACACTGGCCGTAATTTGCTTCTTGCCGTATGCGAGATCAATCCCGCGTTTCAGCGCTCTGCCCTTTGGATAGTATGGCATCAACTCCGGTTGCTCCGCGATCAGGCGTTTAACCGTCTGCTCGTCCCACAGGTCAAAGCCGACGTTGCCCACGACCTGCTCGATGGTGTACGCCGAATAGTTGCGGTTGAGGGAGTAGATACCGGGCGTAGCATCGTTGGTGTAGGACACCGCCACAGCGTTTGCATCGGTCATGCGGTGCGCCACCTTGTCCCGCATAGCTTGATAGCGTTCTCCGCGCCCGATCTGGTTCAGCCGCCATTGCTTATAGTCAGCCTCCGTCCATTCCTTGCCGTTCTGCACGGTGCCGATCAGAGCCTTCATTTCCTCGTCGCGCTTTTTGAATTGCTCAAAATATGCGTCGATGGTAGCTTGCAGCTCTTTCCCAGCCTCGCGGTATAGTTTTGCAATACGACGCTCCAGCTTTGCAAGCTCCTTGTCGGTCAGCTTGTGGCCGAGGTCACTGTTCGCCATCGCCGCTCACCTCCGGCGCATCCGGTTCCGCAAAGCTCCGGTCAATCTCTTCTGCAGCCTTCCGCTTTGCCATGTCCTCGTACTGGTCAATGTCGCCGTTGATGGTCAGCAGCTTCTTCGTGATGTATTCGTCATCGTAATACGCCGCACCCAGAAGAATGTTCTGCGTTTCCTCGCTCTTGTTGATGATCTGATTGCGCGTATAACTCGGCTGGTCCTCAATGCCTGCCAGACGCAGAATCTCAACAATAAACCGCGTGACCTCGGATTCAAACTTGTCTGTTTTCAGATCCAGCGGCACATAGCTGGCCTTGATCGCGGTCGCCGTCTGGTTCCCTGCGGACACCGCCGCAGCGTCAAAGCACTGGAAATCTTCATAGAGCTTCTTTTTCAGCATATCAATGGTGCTACTTGTGCCCTCATACGGTGCCTCGATGGTCTTGCTCTCCACCTTCGCGCCATCGTCGCCGTCGGCGTGGGCGACATGGGTGGTTTTCAAGCGCTCCACAAACTTTGCGTCGTCAAGGTCATCCATGCCGTTGCAGTTGGACAGCACCCAGTAGATCAAATTGCCCTCGTCCACGTTGTTTACCATGTTAGAGGACGCAAGGTCGAGCGCGTCAATGGTGTTGCGCTTGCCGACGATCTCGGACAGACACCGCTTATTGTTCTTCAGCGGCACGATTGGGAAACTCGGATAATTCCCGCCGTCGTAAATCTCTGTTTCGCCGACTTCCGCCTTGCGCTCGATCAGCTTATAGCTGCGCTTTTTCTGCATGACGGTCATATCCTCGCCGCTGGGCTGGAAATACTCGGTAAATCCGTCGATCTCATACAGCGTTGCTCTCAAGGGCTTATCCGGTGCCACTTGCCAGAACCGGATACCGGCTTTCATCGCGCCGTCTTCTTCATCATAGAGGGGGACGAACTCAAGCAGGGAGAACACACGCAAATGCGTCAAATCCCAGAAACCGAAGGACACGCCCGCAATTTTCGCCTCACGCGCTGCATCCATGACTTCCTGATCGAAGTCCGGGCATAGCTTGTTCGGCGTTTCCTTCTCCGCAAAGGTTACGCCGTTACCCAGCAGATACGAAACCTCCTGATCCACCGCCAGGCCAAAAAACCGGCTGGCCAGCTTGTGGTTCGCCGTCCACATATCCGTGTGGCTGCGGCCCTGCATATCGTAGATGATCTTTTCATAGCGGTTAATGGTCGGATTCAGGCCGTTGTAATATTCCTCAGCATCCGCCGCCGTCTTATATGCGTGGGATTCGCGGTGCTCGTTGATCGCGCTTCGGATAAACTCCATCCGCGCCCATTCATCCTCACCCACCGCCACAAGGTCATTATATGTCTTAATCTCCGCTCACTCCTATCTGCTCCAAATGGGGACATAATCGCGTTTATACGCCTTATTCTTCAAGATTGTGTAGGCAAAATAGCGCGTTTCGTCCATTGCGTGGTCGTTTTCCTTGATTGGCCTGTCATCGGCGGATTTTTCGTCCCACCGATATAGCCCAAACTCGCGGATGCAGTCTTTGCAGCTGCGATGCACCTTGAGAACGCCGTCCTGCAAAAACCGCGCCGTAGTCATAATGCCGTTGGTTACGTCGTTGTTGGCCTTTCGCACCATATAACCGCGCCGCCGCAAAACCTCGATAAACGAGGCGGCAGACGGGTCGACGATAATGCTTTTGACATCTGCCTCACCGATGAGCTTTTTAATTTCGTCTGCGTATTCCTCGTCCGTCTTGTTCTTCTGGCTCTCGCGCCCGGAATAGTAATACTCACGGATGCGCGTGGCCGCCTTGCCGTCCCAGCACCAAAGTCCTGCAGAAAACGGGTTAAGCGTGCCGTAGTCGCAGGAAACATAGTATTCTCCCTTTTCCGGCAGCTCGTCCACAATGCAGCTATCGTCAAACATGGGATAGATCAGACCCTCGGCCAGCACCCACAGTCCACGGATGTAACGATCATAAAACACGCCCGTAAACATCGACTGATACCGCTCCAGCGTTTTCTGCGACAGCCCGGGGTTGTCCGTCATTTCAAAATGCAGATACAGCGCGTTCCGCTCTCGGTTTCGCTTGATCCACTCTGTATAAAACCAATGCTGTGGACTTCCCGGGTTGCAAGAAAACCACAGCTTTGCACCGTCAACGGAGCAGCGGGTCAGCGCCTGCTCCACAAACGAGCGCGGCATCAGCACCACTTCGTCCAGCAGCACACCCGCCAGCGTGCGACCTTGGATCAGCGTATAGCTGGCCTCGTCCTTTCCGCCGAACACTTCAAAGTAATTCGTCACGGCTCCGCGCCGCACTTCCATAACCTTGTCGCCGCGCCGCCAGCGGATAATATAGCGTTCCTTTGCAAGGCTCATCGCCGTGAACGGCACGATGATGTTCTTGGTGCAGCTATCCACCGTGCGGCCACACACACCGAAGCGCTGACCGCTGAAATTCTCCATCGCCCAGCGGACGAACGCCCACATCATGATGGAGGTCTTACCGGAACGCACAGCACCGTCGCAGATCAGCGCATCATACTTGGAATAGGGGAAAGCAAGGATCTTCTGCTGCTTCGGGCTAATCATCGCTCTCCAACCCTTCTGCCATTTCACGCAGACTCACACTCAATGCGTCATCCTGCGTGTTGTCAGTCGGCAAACCCAGCTCAACAATATCGCGCTGCCCAAGGTACTGTTTCCCCAGCCAAATAGCCATGCTTGCGTTCTTTGCCGCAAGCTGCCACTGGCTCCGACGCAGTGAAATTTTCCCAGCTCCGCGCTTTTGCTTAAATACCTCGGAAAAACTGGCATGATAGGTGCGTTTACACCAACTATCCAATGTTTTATCGGTCACATCAAACCAGCCGCAGATTTCCTCAAGCGTGCATTGCAGGCCGCAGAGGTTCTCGAACTGCTTTTGATCTATTTCCTTTCTTGGCCTTGCCATACGCGCCCTCCTTTCTCTGCTGGCGTTTAATAAACTTCTCCATGTCCCGCTTTAGGTGCGGGCTGCCTGTTTTTTCAATGATCGCCCGCGCTTCTTCAATCGTCATTCAGAAGCACCGCCTTTTCTCCGGTAAACTTTTCCCATCGATCAATAATGACATCCGCATACTTCGGATCGTACTCCATGCAGAAAGCGTGTCTGCCATTCTGCTCCGCCGCCATGATCGTTGTGCCGGACCCAGCAAACAGGTCGAGAACATTTTCCCCCGGCTTACTGGAGCACTGCATCTGGTAATCAAACAGCTTAATCGGCTTCATGGTCGGATGCTCCGCAGATTTGACAGGCTTATCAAAATTCAACACGGTTGTCTGCCTGCGGTTCTTGAAGAAATAATGCTTCTTGCCTTCCGTCCATCCGTACAGGCAAGGTTCGTGCGCTTCCTCTTCAATCTCGCTCTCACCATACAGGCAAGGCTCATGTTTCCACTGGAAATCCTGTCTCCCCATCACAAGGGAGTTCTTCACCCAGATCAGGCACTGCCTGACACGCAGCATCGCATCTCTGCACGCACCGCGAAAGTTATACCCTTCACTGTTGTCTGCGTGCCAGATGTAGAACGGAGCACCGGGCTTCATGACCATCGCCGCATTGGAGAATGCATCCGTCAGGAAACGCCTGAAGGCCGCATCCTCCATATTGTCGTTCTTAATCTTCCCGGCGGTGCCCTGATAGTCCACATTGTACGGGGGGTCTGTGAGCAGCAAATCCATTTGTGCCCCCCCCACGAGCTTCTGTACATCTGTCAAAGACGTGCTGTCTCCGCACATAAGGCGATGGTCTCCAAGCTGGTACACATCGCCCAGTTTGCTCTTCGGCTCTGCCGGTAAAACGGGATCGTAGTTGTCCTCTACCACTGACGTGTCGAGTTCATCACGCAGACCCCAATCAAAGTCAAAAGCAGACAAGTCAAGCCCCGGCAGTTCATCAGCCAGCAGGTCAAAGTCCCATTCGCTCTCGTTACTCTTGTTATCCACCAGCCGCAGGGCGTTTACCTGCTCCGGTGTCAGATCGTCCACGCAGACACAGGGCACTTCTTCCATGCCCAGCTTTTTTGCCGCCATAGCGCGGCAGTGGCCGATTACAATCACGCCGTCGCGGTCAATCACAATCGGCTGTACAAAGCCGTACTGCTTGATGCTCTCCGCAACATTGTTGATTTGCCGTTTATCATGCTTTTTTGCGTTGCCGGCATACGGCACAATATCCGCAAGCCGCCGTTTTGTGATTTCCATGCTTTCCTCCTTGTTTGTCACCAGCCCCCACCCCTTGGCTACAGTAACAGTCTTTCCCCTCCCATGCGGCCTTCTGGAAGCTCTCAAACATGGGTTACACAGTCTGCCCGCAGAGGGGCAATGTCTTTTCACAGGTCCCGGCATTGCGCTCTGTTTGAATTGCTTACACAGCGGCCTAATCATACGATTGCCGCCACCACGCCACATCCATTGAACGCCTCGGCACTCGCTCAGAGCGCAGTAATGCCGGTATCCCACGGAACTTTTCAGCCCTGCGCCGGTATGTCGGTCGCATCCGTTTCTTTATCCATAGGCCGGAGCCAGCCAAATAATTATTCGGCCTGCCGCTTTCATACAGCGCACAGGCAAGCCCCTTGTAGCGGTCTTACCCTTCCGTGGTGCCGCAATGCGGTAGCATACATGTGGCAGGGACGGTTGGGAATCGAACCCACCCAAGCGGTTTTGGAGACCGCCTCGCCAGCCTTGGAACATTCGCCCCTAAATGTCCCTCCTGGGCCACATCGTTGAGAGGTGCGGAGGGTCCTGTTTGTGCCGTGTGGGAGGTGCGACCTCCCGCCCCGGATCGTGGGGTGCAACGAGCGCACGGCATATAACAACAGCCCATAGGTTTCCCTACAGGCTGTTTGTGCCGGTATGACCTTTCGGTGCCAGAAGGTGCGCCCAATACCGGCGGCGCATAGATAGAAGGGAGGAAAAGTGATGATTGGGAAATCGCGTGGATGACCATGTCCTATCATCCACTGTACATATTGTAGCACATCATTAAGTGGAATTTGTGCCATCTTTTGTGTAAAGACCACTGTATTTTGCCACATCCATCAAAAATTGCTCCTTCCTCCGACTGAATGTCCTCTCGCTGATCCCCGGGATCACGATCCGATTACGGGCATACTTGTGCTTACCTTGGCAGTTGCGCATAATGCCATATATTAGCTGCCGCCGGATTGTATCGCTGCCGATATCTCTGCCGCAGCGGTCTATGGCGTATTCCACCGCAAGCATCTTCTGCGTCTCCGGCCATCGCTCTATGGCTGCAAGCTGCTCCGCCTTGCTCTCGGCGGGCCTACCAGCGCCCGATCCAGTTGGCATGCCCTCCGTAGCGCTGTGCGTCCCGTCCAGTATCTCCGCCCGGGCCTCGCGATACGCCCGCACCCGGCGCGGATACCCACGCACATAAGCAATGCACTCCAACCGCACATCATAAGGCAGTGTCGCCTTTTTGCTCATTTCCCCTCCTTTACTCCGCGCTGTTTACCATCTTATATTCCCCATGCAGGGCCTTTTCGATGTCCGCCATCTTGATATATCCGTTGTTTTTTGCCTCCACCAGCTCCACAAGGCACTGCTGTAAGTATTCCAGGCTGCGGGTGTCGTGCTCGTCCGCCGTCTCCTCCCGCACATGGAATCCGCACTTGTCCAGCAGCACGCAGGAAACATTGTCCATGCATTGTTTGGTGCCATCCAGGCGGCCCAGCTCGTATGCCTTGGCCGGATTATTTGGCACCGGCTTCCCATTAACTCTCTTGAGCATCGCAGTCACCTCTATCCTCGAACCGGCACACGCCGGGATAATTGGCCACCGGGCAATAGTCCGCGCACGCTGGGCAATCCGCATTGACGCATATTTCGTCCTGCATCCATTTGCAGTCATCAAGCATCGGTTTCACCGTCCTTCCGTTCGCCGTAGGAGCAAAAATCGTCAGGTTTAGGTGCATCTTCTGGGATAATCCGGATGGTCTGAAAGAGCCAGCAACCAAACCACCCCCCGTCGTTATTATCCGCAAACCACTTGCATTCCTTACACCGCACCACCGGGGCAACATCAGCAGCTGGCAAATTCTCCGCATATTCCAACACCGATTCAATGCCGTTTATAAAATGCCTGTTGCCGTTCTTTCTGTCGTAATGATCGCGACGGATGGGGAATTGCATCAACGCGCCTCGCTCGATGTATTCAGCCATCATTCACCCTCCGCATCGCAATCTTCAAGCATCACTTTTATTGTTGCGATGTTCGCCCGGATAATGTCCATTGTCACATCACTTTGGATGTGGTGTGCAAAAACTGCCTTGTCTGTTGCATCAGCGTTATAGTATCCGGTAAATGTCTCACCATCCGGGGAAGTTGCTGCAATGCACAGGCACGCTGGCTTAAACTCGGAAATAACTTTCAGGGATTCTTCCAGCCACTTGGAATACGGTTGCTTTGTGATATCGTTCATTCACTCCACCTCCTGCATCTTCGCCCCGCAGTTGGGGCAGTAATTCCAATTTCCAATATCGAAAAATGTAAAATCCCACTTAACCATCACGCCACACTCTGGGCATTTGAGATAATCATGATCCTCAATCCATTGTCCATGTACCACCGGGGCCACATCAGCGGCGGGAGCGTCGCTTACTTCCCGCAACACTTTGGCGGCCTGCAAGTATGGGATTTCCTGTGGGCTCTCCGAGAACACATCCTTGGTGTAAATAGCACCGTGATAGCGCCTTGTGTTCTCGATTGCCCTCGCCCCGGCGTTCATGGCAAGCATGAGTTCCTCCGTGCGCTCGATGTATTCAGCCATTGTCAGCCCTCCTGTTCCATGCTTCGATTGCTTTTTCTTTGCTGGGCAGCCCAGATACTTTCATCTCCTTTGTGTGGAGGCCATCACCAGCCCTATATCTCCCACAACCGGCATCCCACCCAAAGTCTGCTCTATCGTAGGTATCGTACATATGGATAACGGTTGCAACTCCACCGCACTCAGGGCAGCGTTTTAATTCGGTCATCACAAAATCCTCCTGTCAAAAGTAGCGCCGTCCTACTCCTGAACCTAAAATTCGCTATTTGCGAACTCGCACGCGCCCTCCTCGTCTACACCGGGCATCGTCACGATAAACGATGCAATGGAGTAGTAATAACCGCCGTTCCCAGCGTCTGCGTTTGCGTATGCCTCGCAAATAGGGTTCATGTTGTGCATGATTGTCACCCTTGCGCGGCAGCCGTAGGTATCACTATCCTCCCATTTTTCGCGTTCTATTTCCGAAACGCTGGTGATAGCGGCATCCAGCACCACATTCTTAAATACACCGGACGCATAAGCGCAACAGTCGTAGTCCGTCATTTCAATGCGGATTTTTACGCCGTTGTCCAGTTCAATGCGGTCGTTGTTCCACTTCACAATGCGCCGGTAAAGCAAAAGCTGGCGCAAGTCGTCAAAAGTAATTTTTTTCATTCACATTTCCTCCACATAGCACCAGCTTTGCGGTGCTTTAGTAATCGCCGCTGGAATCATGCAATTTTCATCATAGATACAGGCTGTGCTTTCGTACCCGCTTTTGCTGCATGATTTGCATTTTTCCCAAGTGTGAAATTCTGTCAGTTCCTTCGGCTCATCGTAGATCACCAAATCGGAGATATGCCAGCCATAGCCCTGGTAATGTCCAAGATAGCCGTGCAACTCATCGTCTGTCATAGCCACACACAGGCCACACTTTTCTTCGGCAGCTTGCTTGTAAACGGATAGGCCCCCGGCCTTAAAAAGAAAATCCGTACTATCCTTGTCAATCTTGTAAATCCGGTCACAGGTAAACTCGGCAATGACCTTGCCTCCGCCATAAAACTGTGGCTTTGGATAATCCGTTGCAATAAAGTCCTCGTGCGGATATTTTGGCAGCGTACAGTAGATATAGCACTTAAACGGCGTTTCCAGTTTCGGACGGGTCTTTCGCACCTCAATGGTCTTTTCGCCGTTGGCGATTTTCTCCACCCACTTGGGGCAGATGCTCAGCATGACAGACTTACTCATTTCTTCATCGCCTCCAATGCTTTCTCCGCTTCCTCGCTGGTAAGGAATACGGTCTCCTGCAACGACTGCACAGCAATTGCTACTGCCTCTGACATCCCATCACTGGGAGACCACGCATATTTGTCGCACAAGGTAGAGTAGTCTGCATACAACTGCACTAACATAGTAGCAGCTTCTTGTTTTGTCATTTCACTCCACCTCCTGCATCCAGAACTCGCGGCGGCAGTCCGCGCATTCGCGTTTCATAGTTGCGCAGCTACCGCTTGCATTTCTGTGCGACGCGGAAATCGAGCAGGGATCTACATGCAACACACCATTATCTCCGATGCGTGCCTCCGGGTACTGTTCCAGAAACACGCTCTGTCGTGTCTTGCGCGGGTGTGCGGCAGACCATTCCTCGACTTCTTTTACGACGTCCTCGGCGCAAGTGTTCATGTTGAATAAGCTATACTTCGGGTTCTCCCCTGTCACAGCAAACATTCTTCTGCGCTCCTCTACAAACTTCACAGCATCCATATTGTCAACCTCCTATCTCATGCTATCTCATGTGTCGTTTTCCGGCCTTTGCAAACCTCGCGCTCTGCCGCACATAGCGCTCCCGGGCGGCGGTGTTAGCTTGATCCACCCAGGGCTTTTCCTCCAGCCGCTTGGCCTCATACGCCCGGAACGCCTCGCAGCTCTTCCGGCAGGCCCCGCAGGGGAGCCTGTCCGGGCAATCTTTTACGCAGGGGCTTTTCATTCGGCCAACCTCACGATCTTTTCCCGCACTCCCCACCGCAAGGCGTCCTCGTGGCTGTCAAAATACAAATCCAGCCGATACCCGGCAATGGCTCCGCCGGTGTCCTGCACGGTATATGTGTGGCCGTCCAGTTCGATTTCCGTACCCATCGGCAGCACATCCGGGTCTGCGGCGATCGTCACGCCCTGGGTGGCCTTTTCGCCGGTGGCTGTGTAGCCATTTGCGTACGCCCCACAGCATTTTTCACAGGGGCAGTACGCCGTGACGGTAAACACGCACGTCCGCGTCTCCCGGGCCTCCTGCGGCTCATCGCGGGGCAGAACCACCCTCGGCGGCACAACTACAGTCTCCGGCGTTTGCCCGATGTCCTCTGTGGCAGACGCAATGCCCAAGGCCCCCAAGATTGCTACAAGCAGCGCCGCGATTAACACGCTTCTTTTCACCATTCCACCGTCACCTGCCCTTCATCCGGCATCAGCACCCGCAGATTCGCCAGCAAGGCTTCCCGGTCTCCGCTCATCTCCAGCCGGGCATGTAGCAGCTTTACGCCGGTATTCGGCTTTTCGGATTTTGGCGCATCGGAGATGATGTGCCCCCCCTCAACCTGCGCATCTTCCGTATGTGCGGCCACCGCATCCGCGTTAGCCCACTCTGCAACTTTGCTCTGCCACATTTTTTCGTTCCGGCCACCGCGCCGGAATGGCGCACCTACTAATTCCGCCTCGCGGCGTATCGTTGCATCACAAGCGTCCATTTCCTCCGCCAGCCATTTGGCCGTACCACCGAAAGATTGCATGTTGCGGAAAAACTCGCGTTTCAGATCCTCCGGCATTGCCTTAAATTCCCGCCACGGCATAGGCCGCGTGATATTATAGCTTTTCACTTCTCCGTTTTTCTCCTTCCTCTGCTTTTCGGTGAGGGTGTCGCTGGGGAGCGCACACCCTCCGCGTTTTCTGTTGATGTGAGCAAATGCCCCTCGTGCCACACGCTTTTTCTGCATGCAGTCGTAGTCAAAATCATTCACTCGCACGGCCTCCTTTCGTCCGCCTCAAACTCCGGGCAGCTTAGCACCAAGTAAGACTCTGACTTGCGGCCTGGCATGCCGGACGATTTTACCGCCACCCATCCCGGCACCGGCTCAAAGCGTACATTTTTGGAGCTATCCAGCTCCGTCCAGGCGCAGCGCCCAACAGCTTTTTTACATCTCCAGCAGAGCGTCCCCCTGCTTTCCACGTTGTTTTGGTTTGTGAGCATCTTTTCGCTTATCCGGCGCATCTTTCCGACGATCGCCTCACACTGTTTGCAAGTTGTCCTCCACTTGTTTTCACCTTTTTTGTAGTAGTTTGTGATTGGCTTTTCCATGCCGCAGCGCTTACATACGCGCATCTCGGGTTGTAGCATCCATGTCCTCCATCTCCCGGATAAACAATACTGTCCGTGGGTTATCCTTGTCGTACAGCACCCGACTCCCGTCGTGGCTAACGATAATGCCGCTGTGGTCGTCCTTGAGCACGCCAGACTTCACCAGCACATCGTCGATGGATTCCAGCAGATTTGTCAAATCCACTCGCCGCCTGGTAGGCATATAAAACAGGCATTTGACCTCCACAGGCTCCTCAATGGGACGCTGCACTTTGGCCCTTTTGCAGTGCCATACAGCTTCCGCCTCGTAGTCCATATACTGCTGGGACGGCATGATACGCCGCTTCCCCGTTTTTCTGTTGCGCACGATCCGCATAGAGTTTTTCTTTGTGACGGGTGCCAGCGGCACCGTGATCTCAATCATCGTCTCCCTCCCCTATCGGTACAGCCACATACTTGGGCCGTCCTTTGGTACGCTTGACGCTGTACACGGCCCGGTAGATCGTCCGCCAGCTGACGCCGCAAATGTTGGCCAGCTCGATGATAGATTCCGAAACGGCATCCGGAAGCTCGTACTTGTCCCGGCTTACTCGCATATAGATTGTCATTTCCGTCCCACCTCAAAATCGGGAAATGAGCAGCTCCTAAAGGCAGCTTTGTTGTTTACCCACCTTGCAAACCGTTTTTGCTCCGCTGTAGGTTCTCCTCCGTTATAGTCTCTATAGGGTTGCGCAAATGTTTCTATACCCATCAAATCCAGTTCGTATATCCTTCTCCAAGCTTCTCTTACATCCTCCTGCACAAGCACATAGCACCACAGTCTCCACGGCGAAACGCCGGCCTCTGTAAGATATTTGGCTGCTTGTCCAATCACAGGCAGCATGGCAGATGTGTCACAGCTCATGCGGATAAATCGTATCCATTTGAGTTGGTAGAGCAGCTCTGCCACTTCCCTTGTGATGAGCCTTGCATCCAATCCTTGATTGAAATCTACACGGACATTCTCATGTCCCATTCTCTCGATCTGCTCTAACCCGTGGTCGGACGCAAGCACATTGTTGTCCATAAACACGATGTCGCGGCTATCCGGGCGTTTCACTTCTTCCCATGTAGCAGCAGGACGGATATGTCCCTCTTTTTTCGGCACGATACACCACGGGCAGTTTCGAATGCACCCGCGTGTTAAAAAACCTATCGCCGGTTTCCATGCGGGGTACAGTGAGTAATCCGGGAATGTCCGTTCGATCTCTTCCGGCAGGTGTCCATAATCCTTGTATCCCGTCCCGCCCGAGATGATCTCGTCAGCATTGATGCATGTTTCCTCGTCCGGGGAAAATGTGAATACCTTGCTTTTGTATACCCGATCATAGTGCGTAAAACCATCCCACCATTCCACGCTGTCTCCCCGCGATTTGTGATATGCGGCCAGCCGCATCAAAGCAAGGTTCGGGAAATTGTGCCCGTCAACATCGATAAGTCCAATGTTCATATAACTACCTCACACCGCCAATCCGTCCAGCAGCTCCTCCACGGTCATCTGTCCCGGCACCTGCATGGCCTTTGCAAGCCTGCTGTATGTGGCCAGCTCGTCCAGAGCCCGCTTGCGGTACATGTCCAGCAGCGCCTTCTTGTCCTCGTCGGTCTCGGCAAGGCGGTATCCGCCGTCCTTCAGCGCCACAATGGGCACCCCCTGCCGCCGCTGCTCCCGGATCATTCGCCTGTTCTCTCTGTCCGGCATCCCGGTCAATGCTTCAATGTTTTTCCGGGAGTATGTAATGCCGGGAATCATGCGTAATGTGGTCATGTCAATCCTCCCCAAATCTCAGTTTCGTCACGGCGATAGGAAATTCCTCGATCTCGCTTGCCCAACGAGCCGTTTCCTTGCCGTTGTGCCGCTCGAACACCAGCGGAAATCCGCCGATACCGTCAAACAGGCTGCCCATCGTAACAGGGCGAAGATATTGCGCACTGATACGCTTTGCCAGGAAATCCCAGAAGGGCAGGGCGATGGAGTTGCCCAGTGCCTTATAGCGCGGGCTGTCGCTTGGCTTGCGTATTTTTCCCTTGCCGTCGCGCCACTCACCAATGTCAGTCCATCCGTCCGGGAAACCTTGCAGCCGTTCGCACTCCATCGGAGTCAGGCGGCGCACCACCATGTTCTGCACGGGGTATGTCTCCGCGTCCTCCCGATAAGCGCAGTTCGCCTTTGCTCGCAGCGCGTGTGCCACATCCGGTGTGGCCCCGCATACCAACATATCGTTGTATGCGTCCTGCCCGTTGTAGCTTCCGGCATGAGCACCGGGAGAAAGCGTACCTGTCGTTTGCTGATACGTCAGCGGCACTTGATTGCCGCCCGTGCCCATCCTTGCTTGCAGACTCGGAACGATCTCGCCGCAGTCTCGGATGACATCGCAAGCGTGCGACATATCCAGTGCAACCACCGCCGGGGTTTGGTTCGTCCCGCTGGGCGCCGCCGCCAGCGTGGGTGATACTTCCTCACTGTACCCGATGCCGCCCGCCTGTGCGCCCTGTCCGGCCTTAAACCCGGCACATAGCACAGATTCGCGGTTCAGCCCACTGTTTTCACGGGAACTGAGCGTAGGATAAACGCCGTCACCATCGTATACGCGCTGGCTCTGTGCGTCCCAAGGTGTCATACACATCACCCCGTGTCGGTCGCCGGCAGTCAGCGTAGGAGACGGGTCGCCCTCTTTTCCGATGCCAAGACCGTTTCCGCTTCCATCGTGGTTGCGGCTCTCTCCACCGCCCTGCCATCTGGTGGCTTTGTCGTTGATGGGCATAGCCACTACTGGCTGATTGTTCCCACTCATGCCAGCCGCCGCAGTCAATGCAGATGCGCGGTCATCCATCCGCAGTTCCGCACCGCCTTGCTGTGTTACAAGGCAGAAAATCGTCTGGTCGTTGCCGGTGCCGAGCGTCCCGCTCTTGTCCTCTTGAACTAAGGCTCCTTTTCCTCCTCCATCACAGCCCCCCCTGATGCGGACTGCATACGATGTTGGGGCCTCTGTCGGCGCAGGGGCTTCCGTCCGCTCTTGCGGTAAGGCTCCTTGCGACTGCCGGATTAAAACCGCTTTCAGCACCGTCGGCAAGTCTTTCCCGCGCCGTTCCGCTCTCCGCAGGATGCCTTGACACGCTTTTGCGCTCAAAGAGTATTTCTCCTGCGGTGTCGCCTCCAAAATCTGCGACAACCGAGATGCGACGGCGGCGTTGGGGGACTCCCCAGTGTTGCGCGTCATGCAATCGCCAAGCCACGCTCCATCGTCCTCCCACTTCATCGTGGTAGCCCCCCCAAGTTGGCCATCCTTTTTCAGGCACTTCAATATCGGGGGCTTCCGGCTCTGCGATGCGGATGATCTCTTCGAGGACTGCCGCGAAGTCTTTTCCTTTGTTGCTGCTGAAAGCTCCGGGCACATTTTCCCAGACCATAAACCGAGGTCTGACCATGTCACCTGTCCGTCCATTCCGTTTGTCCTCCGCTCTCATTTCTTTTACGATGCGTACCTGCTCCATAAACAGGCCGCTCCTTGCTCCCGCCAATCCTGCGCGTTTTCCCGCGATGCTCAAATCTTGGCACGGCGATCCGCCCGTGATAACATCCACGATTTCAATTTCTGCGCCGTTGATTTTGCAAATATCTCCTAAATGCTTCACTTCCATCGCCCTCCTACCATCGCATAAACTCCGCCAGGCTATTGTCCGGTGTCTTTTCCTTTGGATCGGCAGCCTTTGCCCATCTTTCCCACTTCTCGGCATTTCGACAAGCCGCTTTCCAGTTTTTCATGGGGGTCTTGCCGACCATCCAGCCCTTAGACTCGTAGAAATCAATAAATTCCTGCGGGTCCACCGGGGAATGGCGTTCAGCCACATAGGACTGCACCTCTGCCAAGGTGGGCGGGGTAAAGCGCTTCGCGCGTATATCACCCTTGCTATCGTTAGATAGCTGGGTATTGGTATTGGTTTTGGTTTCGGTATTGGTTTCGGTATTGCCATTTTTGCCATTAGCAACTATGGCTTTGCCATTTTTGCCATTAGCAAAAATGCGTTTGCCATTTTGCCATCTTGCGGCGGCTCCGGCCTTGCCCGCCTCGCGCCGGGTGGTAGAAATGTCGTCATAGCTCGCCTTAAACCGATCCTCCTGCGCCATTACGCGCTTGGCATAAAATCTCTCATTGCCACAGAGCGCCAACTGCTCTCCCGTCATGCTGTATACCAGCAATGCCCGCGTTAGCCGCCCGAACTCTGCATCGTTGAGTGCTTCCATCTCCTCTAAATAGTCATAGGGGAGTGCAGCATAGTTTCTTGCCATCGTGACACCGCCTTAGAACGGAAAATCGCCGTCGTCCTCGGAAATCTCCGTGAAGGTCTGCGTAGGCTTCTGCGTAGCGTCCTTGCTGCCGCAGAAATGCACCTTGTCGGCAGTCAGCTCCACCACTGTGCGCTTGTTGCCGGTCTTGTCCTCATAGTCCCGGCTGGAAAGCCTGCCCTCCACGATGATCTCCTTGCCTTTGGCAAAGTGGGTGCAGATCAGCTCTGCCGTTCCCTGCCATGCCACACAGGGGAGGAACAGCTTCGTTTCTCTGTCCTTTACCTTTTCGCTCCACGCCACGCGGAAGCTGCACACCGTTGTCCCGTTCTGTGTGGCTCTGCGTTCGGGGTCAGAGCAAAGCCGCCCCTGCAAAATCATTCTGTTTACCATCTTTTTCCTCCTTACAAATAGCTTTTTCCGAATTCTCGCCGGAAGTCATCTTCCGTCCACCCCTGCTCCCGCATGGCCTTTAACTGACCATATCGGCGCAGCAGACGCATTTGATTCCCGTTGCGGTGTACAGCGTTCCCGCCGTTTCTATGGCATCGTTCTCCGCAGAGATACACCACAAGGCCGTATTTCTCGCTTTTGTTGCGGTACGCGCCTCCGAAGATGTGGCTAATGGTGCCGCTCCAGCGGGTCACTTGCGCCATTTCTGCCGCACAGGAAACACCGTCTCTCGTCAGTCACCTTTATCACCCCCCAGCGGCTGGGCTTCGCCCCAGCGGGATTTCAGCGCATCCAGCTCCTGCGGTGTCATAGTCTCGATTTTAGCCTCCCTACAATCGGAAACAATCTGGTCAATCAGTCGTGACATCTGCTCTGTGTCGTAGGTGCTGGAGCCGTACCATACAGTCACATTCACGCAGCCGGGAATTTTGCTCGGCCCTTGCTCGGCCATCCAGCCCGTTCCCTTGGATTCCCATTTTCGGCAGAACTTGTCCGCCGCCTTTGATACAATGCACAGAACATCGCTCACGCCACCGATGATCTTAATTTCATCCCGATACACATCATTCCTCGGAATCCCATAGTGCGCCGCCAGCTTATCCATCAGCACCCACGCATAGGCATTGGCATCCAAGCTCCTGCCCTTGCGCTTGATCTGCGCCACATACTGCTTGTCCGGCTGCAGCTCGTCGCACACGGCCATTGCCGCCCGGGGGGACTGCACCCGAAGGCACAGCCACGCCCCATCGCTGTCCTGCTGCCACCGGGCGGCGGTCACATCAGCCTGCAGCATTGTCCTGCTCCTTCTTTGCTGCCTTCATGCAGTCAGCGCACATCTGCGCTCCGTAGCGGCCCTTGGAATACTTAACCATATCCTTTACCGTCCACATTTCGCCGTTGCGCTTCCTTACAGACACAATGTCCGATCCGCACCGCTCACACACAGGTGCGGCGTTCCGCTCTTTCTCGTCCAGTTCGGCAGAAGAAATCTTGTCCGGGTCCTCACCGGTTGGCAGTGCAAAGGTCCGCAACCACATATACTTGAAAGCATATGTCATGGCCTTGCCGCTGCCCTTGTCCTGCGTGTCTGCGCCGTCCCCACAAGACGCAATCTCTATGTACTCCTCCGGGGCCTCCACATTGACCATCCGGTACACCACATCCACATGGGTGATGTTGCCGGTGCGGTTGGCCGTCTGTGCGATGGGGTATACAACCAGTTTGTGTTTCAGCAGCTCCGCCCGCATGATGGATGTGACTTTCTCCTCACTCAGGGCTTTATACTTGGTGCTGCCGAACTCTACATGATCGTCCTTTGCAAGATACTGGACATCCTGCATAATCGCAGCGATCTTCTCGTAGATATTCAAAATTCTTCCTCCTCGTCAATGATTTCCAGCGGGCAGTGCGCACCAATGATTCTTGTGTCCATCAGATACTCGCCCGTTCTCCTGCACTGGTTGCGGGAATATGTTTCCAGCAGAGGGCAGAGGTTACACGCCATATGCCCCTCCGGAAAGTAAATATCCACGGATGTCTTGATGTACCGAGATACGCCGTTATCGCTCATTCCCAAACCTCCTCGATATACTCCTCATTGTTGCTGACGCACTCACCACAGAGCCAAAAACCCTTGTAATGCAATGCACAATCCTCCTGAATCGGCTCCCCGCAGCAGTCGCACACGGGGCGCCGGTCGGTCTGCCTGTCCTGCTCTTCGGCGTAGCACTCCGCGTCCCATACCGGATCAGTTGTCCACATCGGATGCATCCTCCTTTTCCGGCTCCAGCTTCCACACATCCCGGGTGACCTTGGAAACCTGGGGAATATCCCCCCAATACAGGGCGTTCAAGAAATCGTCCTCACCGGTTCCGCACAAAACAAAGCGTGGCTCTGTGATGACCTTGTACCCGGAATATACGGTTGCCTTGTTGCTTCCGCTAACCAGATCGCCCACCTCAGCCACATTGCGCTCCGACCGCATAATTACCCGGACGCCGCACCTTTCAGCCACGATGGCGTAGTAATGTCTTTGCATCTTCATTCCTCCCAAATTCTCACTTGCCGGGTCTATCCAGCTTGTCCACCAGCTTCACGAACATCCACGCCACCGTAGCCGCGCCGATGATCACCAGCGTCAATGTAATCACGCTCATTTCGCACCTCCGCTATCCTTATCCTTGCCGTTCGGCACAAGGCCGACAAATTCAAGCCCTCTGTTTCGGGCGTAAATCTCGCCCATGATCGTCCCCAGCTTTACAGGGTTAGGGGGCGTGACCCAAATGATTTTGTACTCCGGCTTTTTACTCATTGCCTTTTCCTTTCCCCTGTGCTAAAATAGGCACAGGACACATATCTAAGCCTAAGATTTGTTCCGCCGCCCCGCTCGATGCCGCAACATTGGGCGGGGCATTTTTTTACTGCCCATCGCTGGATTCAAACAGATCGTCCACGGTCACGCCGTACATTTTCGCCAGTTTCTTGTGGTACTTCCGCGACGGTCGCCAGTCGCCCAGCTCCCAATGCGTCACGCAAGACAGGTCAACATTCAGTTTCTTCGCCACCTGTTCGCGGGTCAGTCCGGAGCGTTCCCGCAGCTCTCTCATTGTCAAAATTCACGTCCTCCCTTCATTGTGATACTTCAATGCCCGCCGAAACCTCATAAACATGAGAAATCACACTTGACACTTCCCCGAAAGCGTATTACAATGAAATCGCCAAAAGACATTGCAAAGAAGCCGCTTTTATGGGGGCTGGTTTTCGTGTACCCTTTTCCGGTGGGCTTATGTACATGATACCTCACATTCAAACCATTTGCAATACCGAATTGGTTAAAATAAACCATTTTGTATGGTTGCACAAAAATTAGAGGGTGAATATGGACACAACGCTGGAACGAATCCTGACTTTAATCCCGAAAAAAGAAAACGGGGCTTTTAAGCATGGCGCGTTATCTCAATTCGCAAGGCCTCTTGGGTTTAAAGATGGTCACATCGTTTCTGATTGGATTGCCGGGAATTCGGAATCATACAAAAACTATCTCTACCAAGTCGCGGCATTGCACGGCGTATCCGTTGAATGGCTCCGTGGCGAAACGGACGAACCAGGCATAAAAAAAACCCCCGCCACAGAGGGCGAGGGCGTAGATGATAAAATCGCGCAGTTTATTCGCTCCGCATCTGCGGAGGAATTGACGGAGATTTACCGCTATATTGATTTTTTGGAAAGCAAGAGAGGAAAGAAATGAAACTTGACCCTAATTGCGTCCGCGATTTGATGCTATTCTGCGAGGAGCATACATACATCAAGACGGAAGAAATTGGTAGATATACCGCAGCAAGTTATCATGTTCTTTATGTAGATTCAATGCGGCTTGTCCCACCGTTGAATAAGTACAACGCGGGTTCACTGATTTATCATATTATCCAGCTTTCGGAGAGTGGGTATCTGGCAACAGATTTCCATTTTGATCCCGTTACAAACTTCCGCCACAACAATCTGCCGTCTGTTTACTATGTCACACCAAAGGGGCATGAATTTATCGCGGCGATTGAGGAGAAAACGCAGTGGAAAAAAACATTAAAAATACTGCGGTCATTCGGCTCCGTTTCTTTAACGGTGATAGAAACAATTGCAAAGGGGATTGCATCGGCAGCTATTGAACAAATAATAGCTCCAAAGGCGTGACATCATACCCTCCGTTTGTTTCTTCTACCTGCACATGGGTCTCTCGAAACGGGGTGCTTTGCGCAGCAACCTGATTGCTTGCCCTGATCGCCTGATCTAAACAGGCCGGAAGATATTCAGCACTGTCAACAGAAAGGCCGGACGCGCGGATTGCGTCCATGCACCGGTTTACTGCGTCAACCATTTTCGCGTCTATGTACCATGCTTTCGTTGGTTCTTTCATGGCGTAAGCCTCCTTCAATAAATCTTAGAAGCTGGGTTTTTTCTTCTGGTGCAAGCGATAGCGCAGAATAAAGCACTTTCTCTCGTATTATTTCAATATCCGTTTCGCTTATTGTACCATTTTTTGCGTCATTACACAACATTTTGTGTCCCTCCAAATAATGATAGTAACGGGGCTATATGTCGATTATCGCACAAAAGTGCGGTCGAAAATACAAAAAATGGGAGAGAATTTATTATGGTGTGTCCAAATTGCGGGAGCGAAAATGTTACGATTGAAATTCAGCAAGTGTCGACATCTACGAAAAAACACGGAAACGGAATCGGCGGGCATCTGAATAACGCCGCGCGCGGCTTAACTGCGGTCTGCACCCTCGGAATGTCTAACCTTGTCTGGAAAAAGAGCAAGGGGAACGAAAAGACCGTTGTTAAAAATGAAAAGGTTTGCCTTTGCCAGAACTGTGGCAATTCTTGGCCTATTAAATAATTACAGCCCCCGCCGTCTCCGCAACAACGGCGGGGGCTATGCGCAGACAGCGCCGAGCGGTCGCCGCTGCATGATTTGACCATACTCCGCGTTGCTTGACTATTTCAACGGCAAAACCTTGCAATAAGACAGCGTTCAACGAGGTTCGCCAAACCCTCATCTTGCGACTTCGATGTGCGAAAATTGAAGAAATTAAGGTGGTATAAATGAACATCCAAGAGGTGTGCAAAATCCGTAAAGAAGAATTGAAACTGACCTACCAGGAAATTTCCGACACTTCCGGCGTTCCGCTGTCCACCGTGCAGAATTTTTTCTCAAAACTGTCGAAAGCCCCGTCCATCTACACTGTCGCGCCTATCTGCAAGGCGCTGGGAATATCGCTGGACGAAGTGTTCGGGATTTCCGAACGGTTAACGCGCAACGAGGAAACCTTGCAGGCGCGAAATGACGAGCTGGAGCGTCATGTTGACGCAAAGGAAGACATGATCGAGATTATGCGGCGCGGCGTGCACATCCGCAACTGCGTGATTGCTATAATGTTTGTCATCATGGTTATGCTTGCTGTGTGGTGCGTGTATGTCGACCTCCATTGCGCAGATTACGGTTTTTGGAGGGGTCTATGATGAGGGTGGCTTTGTATATCCGCGTGTCGAGCGAAGAACAGGCACGGCATGGCCTGTCATTGCAAGAGCAAAGAGACGCGCTGACAAGATATGCCCAAGAACACAAAATGACCGTGGTGGGCATATATGAGGACGCGGGAATATCCGCGCGAAAGCCGTATAAAAAACGTCCGGCGCTCCTGCGGCTGCTGAGCGATTGCAAAGCCGGGAAGGTAGACACGATCTTATTTATCAAGCTTGACCGATGGTTTCGCAGTGTGGCGGGGTATTACGATGTGCAAACGCAGCTCGACCGATACGGCGTGACCTGGCAGGCGACGGAAGAAGATTATGAAACGCGAACTGCATCAGGGCGTTTGAAAGTCAATATCATGCTCTCCGTTGCGCAGGACGAAGCAGACCGCACGAGCGAACGAATCAAATTTATCAACGATGGGAAACGGGCAAAAGGACAACCGGCAGGCTCAAAAGCGCCTTTAGGGTATGCCATCAAGGACAGGCAATATCAGATTGATAACGACACGGTAGATGCGGCTCGAGATATGTTTGCCGCGTTCATCCGGCTAAAAAGTGTCCTTGCCGTAAAGCGATATATGCTTGATACATGGGGCATTGACCGGGCTTATAGCAAGTATGTAAACTATTTCCGTAACCGTCTTTACATCGGCGAGGTTTACGGAATCGAAAACGCCTGTCCCGCGCTGGTAAGCAAGCAGGACTTTGACCTTGTAACTGATATTATTCAGCATCGGTCACAACGCTGTGCGGGAGTTGACACGGATCGCGTGTATCTGTTTTCCGGGATATTGCATTGCAAAGAGTGCGGTAAAACGATGCAATCGGAAACCGTAAAAAAGACATATACATACTACCGATGCCGGACGCGGATGCTTGACAACTCCGCGTGCCCGCATACAAAAAGGATTCGCGAGGATGCGCTGGAAAACTACCTGCTACACGAGCTGGAAGGAATCGCAGAGCGGAACAATCGATACTATAAAAAGTCAGAAAAAAAGCCCACGCAAAGCGCGGACTCGATACGAAAAAAAATGGGAAAGCTAAAAACGCTATACCTAAACGATCTGATTGATCTTGACGATTATAAAACGGAATACGCGAGTTTGAAAAGGGCACTGGAAACCGTGGAGGAAAAGCCGGAGACAGATCTTAACGCTTTGAAAGATGGGCTGGGCGAATATGATACATACTCGCGGGAAGAAAAAAAAGAATTTTGGACGCGCTTCATCAGGCGGATTGACGCAGACGACAACGGCGCGTTTTTCGTAACGCCGCGTTAGGCATATTTTACCTTCACGTCGGCGAAGGGGAAGTATGCCCAAAAAATCCCCCGCCGTAATGACGGGGGATTTTTTTCACTTTTCCAGTTTCCGCATGATGCTGTTGTATACGCGCTCATTGACAATCTTGAGGTTATCCATCAACTCATCCATGATCTC